GCCGGCGATCGGTCCGGAGAACCCGGCCGCGGCCTCGGCGAAAGCGGGCTCGACGTCGGCCGGCTGCATCGCGTCGGCCAGATCGCGCGCGTCCTGCGCGGCCGAGACAATCCAGCCGGGATCGACGCCGGACGTGCTGATCGCCGCCGGGGCCGCCGCAAGCCTGGCTGAAAGGCTGGCCGAGATCGCCAGCGATGACTCGGACGTGATCGTCGCCTCGGCCCGGGTCGCCTCAAGGGTCGCCGGCAGTGTGGACAGCGCGTCGAGCGCCGCCTCGACGGCAAGGCCAGGCGCCGCCGCCGTGACGATGTGGTTGGCGAAGTCGGCCAACGCCGCGACGGCGCGGTCGGCTGCATCGAAGACAAGCTGCGCCAGCGAGAGAACCGACGCCAGAGCGCCCGCCGCGCCCTCGCGGACGAAGGTCAGATCGAAGGCGACGAACCCGAGCTTGTCCTTCTCGAACGCCCTCTTGATGTCCTGCAGGTGAGCGCGCACCGGCCCGTCGATCGGCAGGACCAGCGGACCCGCGCCGCGCTGTTTGGCCAGCGCGCGCAGCGCCTGCGCGCTCACAAGCGCTGCGTCGCCGGCGACGTAGGCCGTGACGTCGAACGACCCGGCCTTCTGGCCAAGATCTTCGACGAACGGCAGATCGCGATTCGGGAACTCGTGAACGACCAGCCGCCGCCCGTCCGGCGCCGTGTCCTTTTCGACGCGGAACGGAACGCCTTTGTAGCTCGCCGGCCAGAGCGCCGCCGCCCAATCGACCATGACGCGCGCCCTCTATTGCGAGTCCGGCGAGGACGTCCCCGTCGAGCCAGCGCCGTTTGAATGCAGGCGGACCTTGGAGACCTGCGACGCGATCCGGCCGTCGAGAAACTGCTGGAACGCGCCAGCGTTGAAATTCAGCGTGAATGTGTGCGTCACCGTCGCCTCGCCCTTGACGTCGGCCTTCGCGGTGATCTGGTCCGGCTTCACCACCGCCTCGATCTTCGCGTTGGCGATCCGGTTTTGCAGGTCTGTCGCCTGCATCCGCATCTGATCGACAACCGGATTCGGCTCATCGCGGCGCGAGGGATGAACGCGTGAAAGCGCCGAGTCGATCTTGGCGTTCAGTTCCTTGAGTTGGCCTTCGAGATCGGCCTTGGCCTCTGGCGTCGTCGGCGTCCAGAACGCGCCTTTCATGGCCTGCGTCAGCGTGGTCTGACCGAGCGGCTCGCCCTTCACCAGTTTCGTCATGGCGTCGAAGAATCCGCCAATGCCCTTGTAGGTGAAGGATCGCAGCCCGTCGGTCGCTTCGCCGAGCGCGACCTTGAACGTCTCGAACGAGCCGGCCATTTTCAGGTATTCGCCCTGCGCTCCCTGCTGCATCGTGTCGGCGATGCTTTGCGCGCGGTTCTCCGGAACATTCTGGAAATTCTTCTGGTCGCGCTCAAGCTGCGCAAGGTTCAGCGCCTGCGCGCGGCCGCCATGCTCCTGCCCGAACAGATACTTTGCGAGCGCTGGCGACAGGCCCTTGCCGATGATGTCCTTCATCATCCGCTCGGAGTCCACGCCTTGCGTCGAGAGATTGAAGAACTCGGTGACGACTTTCGCGATGCGCTCGGCGTCCATCGCGTTGACGCCGCCCTTCTTGTTCTTCTTGGCGAACTCCTCTGTCAGAATATCGGTCAGCGTCGATGTGAAAGCGCCCGGGTCTTTCACCGTCTCCTCGTCGTCGAGCGCGGTCTTCACGCGACTGAACGTGCCTGCCGCCATCTTCCGACCGAACCGCTGCTGCAGCATCTTGTCGAGTCCGCCCGCCGATGGGTCGACGCCGGGCTTGACGTAGTCGAAGAAATTCAGCCCGGCCGCCGCCAGCGCGGCGTGCCCCTTGTTCGACGGCGCGCTGAGGCGCATCGCCGCGGCTCGGACGAAGTTGCCCGCCATAGCGCCCTCGTAGCCGATGCGGATCAACTGCGCCGAAAGAGCGTTCGAGAATTCCTCCGAGAAGCCGCCGACCCGGCCAGGCGCAGCGCCGAACTTCGTATCGCCGAGCAGATCGTGGTGCTTCGCGCCGGACGTCTTGGCGAACTCGACCATCTGGTTCGCCGCCCGCGCCGCGCTCTTGGAAGCCGCCTGCGGCGACGACAGATCGTAGCCCCGCGCTTTCATCCAGGCGACGACCGCCTGCGCGCCCTCCTCCATCGAGACCTGCATCGCGAGCGCGTAATTCTTGGTCGCCTCGGTGATCGCCGAGATCGTCCCGGATCCCTGAAACTCCTTCGGGAGCTTGCCGCCGATCTCCGTCTGAGCGCGCACGATGTCAGCGTTCGTGAATTTTGTGTCCTGGCCGATCCGTATGGCCTGTTGCAGCAGCGGCGCCTGCGCGTCCGGCGACATGCCGAGCACGGCCTGCTGGCGCAGGTAGGCGAGCTGATAGTCGTGATGGGCGTCGGCCACGGCGTCATGCACGCGCTTGGCGCCGTAGGCCCCCATGGCGAGTCCGGCCGCGCCAGCGCCGAATGGGATAACGGTCGCCCCGGCTACGGCCGCGCCGGGCCGCCGCCCGCCGATCGCCTTAGCGCGCGCATAGGCGGCGAGCGATGTCGGCGCAATCGCCGCAGCCGCCCCGCCACCGCCAGAACCGCCGGAAGCGCGCGCGGCCGAATGCGCCGACCGGAACTCGACCGCGGCACGCCGCGCCGCGCCGCGCGCCTCGTCGTAGGCCGCCGCCAGCCGCCGAACCTCGCTCTGCGCCAGCCGGTATTGCTCGGCCATGCCCGCGCCGCCGCCGCCGCGCTTCAGCGCGTCGCCGAACCGCGACGCCTTCTCCTGCGCATTCCGGAACTCATTCGCGATCCGCGTCAGTTCCTGCCGCGCCTTCGCCAGCGTCGTCACGTCGCCGGCTTTCAGCATCGCGGCGTTGACCGCCGACGCCTGCTTCTCGACAAGCTTCATCGTCTTGCCGAGTTTCTCGGCGCCGGCCGCGACGGACGCGAACGCCTTCTGCGTCTTGTCGTGCGCCTCGATCAGCGCCACGGCGCGCATCACCCGATCGGCCATGCGATCACCTGCCCCTGACGAGAAGCCCGCGCGCGAGAGCGCGCTCGATCCACCATCCGATCTCGTCGAAGGTCATCGCCATGACCTCGCCGAGCGTCGCGATTTTCAGATCGAAGACGAGGAAGTCTGCGGCGCGCCCGACGTCGCCGGCGGGCTGTCGCGAAAAAAACCGAGCAGCGCCTCTTGCACCGCTATCCCGTCGTCGAGGCTCAGCATATTGATGACGGCATACCTGCCGGGATGATCCACGAGCAGGTCGTAGTATTGGCGCAACCGGTCGAAGTCGATCACCTCAAAGGCGCCGCTCGACGTCATCACCGGAACGTAGGGAGGCCCGCCGCAGGCGATGCAGTTGCCGTAGGTGGGCTTGCGGATCACGATCTCCTTGACGATTGCGTCACCCCACTGGACCGGCTCCTTGAGCGTCACGACGGCCGAATTCATGCATCACCCGCCGCGGCGGATGTAGCTGGCCGTCGCGAAGGACAGCGAAAGGCCAGACACTTCGCCGGTGCTGCGGTCGATCGACGCGCGGCCGGAGAACCGCGCGCCGTTGATGACGTGCGAGACGCCGGTCTGCGCCTCGACGATCGAGACGACATAGGGGCCGCCATTGGCGATCACCGGCCATGCCTCGCCGCGATCCCGGAATGTCACCGAGACCATGCCGGCCGCCGGCCGATAGGACATATCGACCGACGAGTCCGCGTTGACGATCTCGCTCTTGTCGTAGCGGTCCGTGTCGAACTTCGGCATCTCGGTCAGCACGTAGGTCGTGCCGTTGAGCGTGATTTCGACGTCGCCGCCGTAGGCGTTCATGGCCATCTGTCAGGCTCCGATTTTTCGAGGGATTGGCTGCGCGCGCGTCAGGCGGCGAGCGCCGGCGCCTGCGCATAGAAGGTCGCGTTCGCGGCGAAGATGTCGCCGGGATTGACACGGTCGATCGGCAGATAGGCGTTGGTGCGCGCCGGATTCTGCGGATCACGTTCGACGCGCAGGTTCTTCGCGAACCACTCCGGATTCTCGAACACGCCGCGGGCGCACAACTCGATGTAGGCGGCGATGATCGTCGCGGCCTGCGCCTCGAACGTCGTCAGAGCCAGCAGCGCGCGCGGGTTGCGATCCGCCAGCGCCTTCTGGCCATGCGCGGCCTGCCACGACGCCTTGATGAACGCGAGTCCTCCGGACGCCTGGAACATCGACTGGATGTCGCGGAACGTCGTGTCGGGCTGGCCGAACGCGCCGAGGCGGTTCATGGTGATGAACTTGTCGATCATCACCGTGCCGAACGGATCGACCTGCCACGTCGAGATGCCGCTGCGCAGCAGGGCGTCGCGCGTCGCGTAGGCCGGCCATATCGAGCGGTCGCGCGGCGGCTTGAGCCCGAGCACCGCGCGGTTCGTCTGGTTGCGCGAGACGTTGCCGAGCGTCACGTCCTGAAGCCACAGGAACTGCGCGGCGGCGAACCCGGCCGCCATGATCCACGAGGGAGTCGGCGTGCTGGCGAGACGGCCGGCGACGGTGNNCGAGGCCGAGCGACGTCAGCGTCCCGGTATTGCCGGTCGCCACGCCGAGCGCGTGGCCGAACGACATGCGCTGCGGCGCCCAGCGGCCCGACGTGTCGTTGAGCGCCGTCGCCACGGCGTCGAGCGACGTCGAGTCGGTCCAGGGCAGTACGATCATGTCGGCCGGATCGTCGCCGAGCGCGGCCAGCGCCGCCGTCAGCGTCGGCACGCCGGAGCCGGCGACGCCCGAGGCGATCGTCAGCCAGCTCGTGGCGAAAACGTTCGGCGAGTCCGTCGGGATATGGATGTCGGTCTCGCCCGACAGCGCGCCCGTATGCCGGGCCGTGACGGTGACGACATTCGAGGCCGAGGCCGCCGTGACATGCAGCATCGCGCCGGTCAGCGGATCATACATGCCGTTGATGGCGGCGGCGATCGAGGCCGCGACCGTGGTCGCGCTGTCGCCGGCGACGACCGTCACGCCGAGACGCTCGCCCTCGACGTCGAGAAGGCCGAAGCCGCCCGCGGCCGGAACCGTGCCGACGGTGATGGTCCATGTCGCCGCTGCGCCGGTCTCGGCGACGGGCACGACCCAGATGTCCTGCACCGGCGCCTGCCGGCGAGCCATCACCCACATGTTGTAGAGCATCGAGCCAGGGCCGGTCAGCGCCGCGGCCTCCTGCAACGAAGACACGCGCGCCGGCGTCGCCGCCGCGAGCGAGCCCGCCGTCGTCTTGTGGCCGAGCAGCACGAGGCGCGACGACGCCTCATACTGGCCGCCGGAATTCACTTCGAAGGCGAAGATCGGCGCGACCAGATTCGCCGGAATGGTGTTGAAGCCGATCGGCATGTCACTTCTCCTTCGTGACGGGCTTGGCGGGCGCGCTCGGCGTGGGCGCGACGCGAATCAGCGTCCCGTCGGCCAGAAGCGCGTGGATGAACGGGGC